TTGAATGCCGCGTCAATCACCGCTGGATGGACTGGCCAACTGTCTATTGCCAGAGGCGGCACGAATGCTACGGCTACCCCCACTGCTGGGGCGGTTGCATATGGAACCGGAACCGCATACGACTTTACAAGTGCTGGATCTTCTGGCCAACCACTGTTGAGCGGTGGTGTTGGTGTTCCTACCTTTGGGACGCTGGCCACAGGTGCAGGCGGGACTGGGTTGACTTCCTATACGGCAGGAGACTTGATCTATTACGCCTCTGGCACGGCATTTACCAAGCTAGGCATTGGGGCGTCAACAACCATCCTGACCAGCACTGGCAGCGCTCCTCAATGGAGCACGGTTTCTGGGATCACGGTTGGGACAGCTACAAACCTTGCAGGAGGCACGGGCGGATCTGTTCCGTACCAGTCAAGTGCAGGGGCGACGACCTTCCTGGGGATTGGGTCGAGTACATTCCTCTTGACTTCAACAGGGTCTGCGCCTCAGTGGTCAAACCCTACAGGCGTGACTGTTGGAACGGCCACAAATGCCGTGAACACTGGAGTCACGGCCAACGCTACGAATGCAACCAATTACTTGACGTTTGTATCAAACACAACAGGTAATTTGCCGCAACTCGTTAACTCATCGATCTCGTGCAATCCGAGTACCGGTAGTATCACTGGCGGTATTGCTGCTGGTACTTTCTAAGGGAACCGTCATGGCTCAGACCAATTACACCCCGATCCTGATCTACGCCAGTGGCACGACTGGTAACACGCCTTCTGCAGGTAACCTGACGAACAGTTCCGGTGGATCGGAAATCGCCATCAACTACTTTGATGGCAGGCTGTTCTACAAGGACAACGCTAATGTGGTGCAGGTTTTGGCCTCAAAGGCTACTGCAACGATAGGCGGCAGCACCACTCAGGTTCAATTCAATAGCTCAGGATCGCTGGCTGGTTCCGCGAACTTGACGTTTAATGGGACAACACTAAGTGCAGCGGCGGTTCAAGTTGACAACCTGAACGTAGATGGAAACACCATCAGCAGTACGAACACCAACGGCAACATTGTCCTTACGCCGAACGGTACTGGTCGCACGACAGTCACGAACCTGACTACTACTTCACCGCGCATCGTCACTGGCATCAACGACACCAACGGGAACGAGTTGTTCTTGTTCACCGCCACGGCCTCGGCGGTCAATGAGGTGACGTTGGCGAATGCTGCAGCGGGAAGTGCTCCTACGTTCACTGCATCGGGCGGCGATACCAACATTGACTTGGTTGTTGCTGCAAAGGGTACGGGGCAGGTCAAGGAAACAGTAGCCAGCGCGAATTGGGCTCTTGCCAGCCAGTACGACATAGGCACCGAGCCAAACGACATCCCGGTCAACGGCTACCTTGGTTCAATGGCATATCAGGACGCTTCGTATGTGTCCGTTGTGCAGCTTAACGCCGGGACAGTCAATGCAACGACTCTTCAAGAGCAAGGAAGACCTGTAGTCACCAGCGCGGACATTGGCACCGGGGCAAACCAAGTCCCGCTGAATCAGTATCTGGGCGCTCTGGCGTATCAGGACACAATCTCAACGCTTCTGGCCCCGAGCGGTGGCATCACGCTGGGCACGGGAACCATCTGCGACGGCACATTTACAAACAGTGATGGCGTCAAACGGGCAACGATCATTCTTGATCTGACGGGCTTGAATGACGGGGGTACGGCTGGGGACATCATTGGCAGCACAAGCACCTCGATTGACTCTACCAAGCAGCCCGCGTTCATTGCACAGTTGCCGGTGGCGTTCACCGTGTTGGGCGGGCGCATGACCTGTTTGGAGGCTCCTGCAGGGGGTGGCACTGACATCGACCTCTATAGCGCCACAGAGGGCACCGGGGTTCAAGACAGCGCCATTACCGCGTTGACAGAGACGCAGATAGTCAACGGTGGTGTTCAAGCACTGGGGACTGTTTCATACTTCATTGCCGACCCAGCGGCTCAGTCTTACCTGTACATGGTGAGCCAAGGCACGGGAGCAGCCGCATACACGGCAGGGCGCTTCTTGATCGAAATCTTTGGAGTTTAATCATGAGCGTGTTGAATCTGTACCCAACCGTTAGACCCACACTGTCGTTTGATTTTGTAAACGCTGGTGTGCTTGATCCTTCGGTGACGTTTACTCGTACGACCAGCGCGACGTATTTTGACGAGACGGGCATCCTGAGAGTTGCCAATCCAAACACGCCACGCTTCGACTACAACCCTTCGACGCTTGCCGCACAGGGCTTGTTGATTGAGGAGTCGAGGACGAACCTGCTGTTGCAGAGCGCGGACTTCACGACAACGTGGTCACAGACCAATGTCACCATTACCGCCAACACGACAGCATCACCAGACGGCGGGACAAATGGCGACACGCTGCTAATCAATTCTGCTGGCGCAAATACTACTCAAACCTCGCAATCATTCACCGCGGGATCGACAATAACTGTGTCGGTGTTTGCAAAGAAGAATGCCTCTAACTTTTTGCGCATTGAGGTGGGAAATTTGTGTAGTTGTTGGTTTGACTTAAACACAGGCGTAACAGGCACAAATGGCGCGGGCTCTGGAAATGTTCTGTTTAGTGCTAAATCTATACAAGCTATTAGTAACGGCTGGTATAGGTGCGCACTCACAGTAACCACAAGTACTATAACTACTCTCAGTGTTGGCCTGTTTGCCACCAACACAGACAACAATTCGTCATCGGTCAGCAGCAGCATCTTCCTCTGGGGCGCTCAGTGCGAAGTCGGAGCTTTCCCAACTTCGTACATCCCCACCACGACCACAGCCCTCACGCGCTCTGCCGATGTGGCGTCGGTGAATACGTTGTCGCCTTGGTTTAATAGCGCGTCGGGTACTTTGTATGCGGAAGGAGTGACTAATAGACCGTATGCGGCGGCAACAGGCGGCCAAATGGCGCAAATTTCCGATGGAACTGCAAATAACCGCATGTGGGTTGCGCAAGGAAATACGACAGCAAACACTGCGACAAACAGTGTTGTAACCACTGCGGGGGTGCTTGTTGCAGAACTGCAATACGGCCCTACTCCATCCGCAAACTATCTTAATAAAGCAGCGTTTGCATACGCCGCAAATGATTTTGCGGGATGTACTGGCGGCGGTACTGTTGCCACAGATCCGTCAGGCGCAGTTCCAACAGCAACAGTTTTGTATTTGGGTATTTCGGCAACCCTGTCATCAGCGTCAACCTGGAACGGCTACCTCCGTCGCATCACCTACTACCCCGTGCGTCTGACCAACGCTCAGTTGCAAAACCTCACCGCCTAACGGGAGCAAACAATGTCTCTTTCCGCAAACTTCCCAACCACGCGCCCGTCGCTGCTGTTGGATTTCGTCAACTCCGGGCAGATGGACCCGAGGATCACGTTCTCTCGTGCAAGTGGGGCAACGTGGTTCAACTCTGCGGGCACGCTGATTGGCGTGGATTCCAGCAGCAGTAGCCTGACGGTGGGCACGGGCCAGCAGACGTTGACTTTGGCGGCGACGGCGGGAGTGGATCGAGGCTGGATTGTGGGCACCTCGGTGCTGCTTTCTGCCAGCACGGTTACTAACACGATGACGGGCGTTGTGGTTAGCTACACCGCGTCTACACAGGTGTTGGTGGTGAACGTGGCTTCCGTGGTTGGGTCGGGCACTTACTCAACGTGGCAGGTGAGCAACCTGATGCCCCGCCTCGACTACAACCCCAGCACGCTGGCGGCTCAGGGGCTGCTGATTGAGGAGGCGAGGACGAACATTGTTGCGTCGTCTGTGTACACCGCAAACGCAAACGGCTGGACCAACGGCGTTATAGGCGGAACCGGAACCATTGCTGCAGCGGCTGTAAACAGCCCTGCTGGCACGACGGCTGGTGTTTTTAACATCAGCGGATTAAACGCCAGTAGTTATGTAGGCCAGTTTGCAACCGTAACTGCGTCGGCCAATGCGCGCACTGGCTCTGTATTTGTTCGCAACAACGGCGGCGTTAAGTTTCAAATTCGTTTAGTTTTTCAAACTGGCGGCACTTTTGTTTCTTACGGAACAGAATACGATTTTAATACAACCGCGTTTCAAGACGGAATTGCTGGCACAACTGCACCGACATCTCGCAGCGTTACAAGTGTAGGAAACGGGTGGCTCCGCATAACTATTACGGCGTCTGATAATGGCACCGGCAACACACAAGCGTCTTTGCAATTCTGGGGTGCGGCAACCACAGCAAACTACAACTACTTGATGTGGGGCGCGCAAATTGAAGAAGCGTCTGCCGGTGCAAGCGCAGCCTTCCCCACCAGCTACATCCCCACCACCACCACCGCGCTGACCCGTGCAGCCGATGTGGCTTCAGTGAATACGTTGTCGCCTTGGTTTAATGCGAGTGCTGGGACGATTTATGTGGAAGCGAGCAACGTTGCAACAAATGTTGGGACATCAGGTGCTTTAGTAGGTTTTGATGACGCAACAGCAAACAACCGGATTATTACGTTTGTTCAAACAAACGGCACACAGCCTACGCTTCGTGTAGTTGCTTCCGGCGCAACACAAGCTGATTTAGCAACCGGCCCGGTTGTGCTTGGCGCAATGTTTAAGTTTGCCTCTGCATATGCAGCAAACGATTTTGCTGTGAGTTTGAACGGCGGACCGCCGGGGACCGATACTTCTGGCACAGTGCCTATTGGCCAAACAACACTAAGGCTTGGTGTAAATGTTGCAAGCGCGGCGCATCTCAACGGCTACCTCCGTCGCATCACCTACTACCCCCGCCGCCTGAGCAATGCCGAGTTGCAGGCCATCACGACATGACCTACGACCCCTACGACCCCTTCGACCCATTCAGTGAGGCACCCATGTACTTTGACTTCTTCCTACGCTTCGACACCGAAGCCGAGGCCAACGAGGCGCTGTTCACCGAGCAGACCAACGTCGATGGTGACATCGTGGAGACGGTCTTGGTGCCCAAGTACGCGGCGGTGGATGTCGTTGGCGTGATCTACAAGCCCACGGGCGAGATGATCCAAACCGACGAAGGCGAAGTGCCTGAGATGGCTCCGCTGGACGGCTGGCATGTCAACGTGCGCCACACCGAACCGGCTCCGGAGTTGGACGCCTACAAGGTCGCCCCGAAGTCTCCGGTGCGCGGGTGGGCGTAAATCATGGCTTGGTCAGACGTACTGAAAGCGATCATCCCCATCGTGGTGGCCTGTATCGCATGGCTGCTGGGGCAAGTGAATTCTTTCTCTGAGCGTCTGACCAAGATCGAGGGCAGCATGCCTGCGCTCATCACCTCTACCGGCGTACCAACCGACAGCCCTATATCTGCCGAGAAACGCGCCATTCTCAAAGAGCAGTTGATGAACCACATCAACGAGCTTCAGGTCAAGGTCAGGCTGCTTGAAGAGCGCGAACGTATCAAAGGAGCCAAGTGATGTTTGAGTCGCTGATCGGTGGTTTGTTTGGCGGTTTGCTTCGCCTAGCGCCAGAGGTGTTCAAGCTCTTCGATAAGAAGAATGAACGGGCGCATGAGCTTCGCATGGTGGAAGCCGAGATGGAGTTTGCCAAGATCCGGGGTGAGATCGCCATGCGGCAGGTCGAAGCGCAGATGACGATGGCCGAGATGGACACGATGGCTCAGGCGTTCAAGGAGCAGTCCGAGACCGCCAAGAATGCCGGGTGGTTTGTCTCCGCAATCTCAGCGCTGGTGCGCCCGATGGTCACCTACGCCTTCCTGGCTCTGTACGCCTCTGTGAAGATTGCTGCTTTCCTGATTGCCATAGAACAGAACGGCAACTGGAAGGAGGTCTTGGTCACGATGTGGGGCGCAGACGATCTTGCTGTCTTCAACATGATCATCTCCTTCTGGTTTGTCGGACGGGTGTATGAGCGGTCCAGTAAGTGAGGCGATAGACATCGCCGCTGCTCTGTGCCGCCCTTTTGAAGGGCTAAGGCTGAAGCCATACATCTGCCCAGCGGGCTACCCCACGATTGGCTATGGAACCGTTTTCAAGCCTGACGGCACCAAAGTGACGATGGAGCACCCCGAGATCACCAAGGAGATCGCGGATGAGTGGTTGCTGTCTGAGCTACAAACGAACTATCTGGCGGGGGTTTTGAAGGCTTCGCCGGGGTTGCTTGCGTTTCCAAAGGCCCTTGGGGCTATGACCGACTTTGCTTACAATCTTGGCGTGGCCCGGTATCGCGGCAGCACCCTGCGGCGCAAGATTGACGAGCAGGACTGGGACGGTGCCAAGGAACAGTTATCCCTGTGGGTACGCGGCGGCGGCAAAGTATTGCCTGGACTCGTAAAACGTAGAGCCGCAGAATCGGCGCTGCTGGGGTAAACATGAGCACTGCTGTTAAGTCTGACCCCGGCAAATGGAAGCGCATCGTTGCTTCTGTCAAGGCCTCCGATAAAGGAGGTTCTTCGGGGCAGTGGAGCGCTCGTAAGGCTCAACTAGCCACCCAGAAGTACAAGGCTTCTGGAGGCGGTTACAAAGGCCCAAAGAAGGCCGATAATTCACTCAGCAAGTGGACTAAAGAGGAGTGGGGCACCAAGTCTGGTAAGCCCTCTACTCAAGGCTCAGAGGCTACGGGTGAGAGATATTTGCCCAAAGCCAAGATTGAAAAGCTGACTCCTGCTGAGTACGGGGCCACTTCTCGAGCAAAGCGGGAAGGGATAAAACAGGGCAAGCAGTTCGTGTCTCAGCCTGAGTCAATCAAGAAAAAGGTGTGGTGATATGCCAGTCGCAGCAGTAATGACGTATTCCAGCTTGGCTGCTGACATTGAGACATATCTAGAGCGCACAGACCAAGCCACGATTGACAAGATCCCGACCTTCATCATGCTGGCCGAGCAAGTCTTGGCGGCCGACCTGAAGTTCTTGGGGAACCTTACGGTTGCAGCCTCGAACATGGTTGAGGGCCAAGCCACCATTGATAAGCCTGCTCGGTGGCGCAAGACTGTCTCAATGAACGTGACGGTCAGCGGACAGAGACAACCTGTCCTGCTTCGCAAGTACGAGTATTTGCGTGAGTATTGGCCTGATCCCGCACAGGAAGATGTTCCAAAGTATTACTGCGACTACGACTACACACACTGGTTGGTCGCCCCGACTCCCGCAGATGACTACTCCTACGAGGTTCTGTACTACGAGCGTTTGGCGCCTCTAGACACCTCAAATCAGTCGAACTGGTTCACGCAGTACGCTCCCCAGGCCCTTCTGTATGGGTCTCTTTTGCAGGCCATGCCGTTCCTTAAGAACGACGAAAGAATGGGCATGTGGCAGGCGCAATATGATCAAATCGTCAATGTCCTGAAGACGGAAGACACGCTCAGGATTGGCGATAGGCAAGCTGTTGCGAAGGATTCCTGATGAGCTTCAATAGTCCGTTTACCGGGAACGTCATTCAGCCGACGGATGTCTCGTATCGCAGCATTACTCTGTCGGCCAACACGACTCTTTCGTGGCCGATCAACGGTAACGCGACAGATAACTATGCTGCGCGGATCATGGACGTTACGGCGACTGCTGGGTCGCTGCAACTGGCTATGCCGCCTGCCAATCAGGCTTCTGTTGGTCAAGATGCGCTGATCCGCAACATTGGTGCCAACACATTTGTTGTCACTGACTACAACGGCAACACGATTGTTTCGATTGCCGCCAGTGAAGCAAAGTACATCTACATCAAGACCAACGCCACCACGGCCGGAACGTGGGGGATCATTGCGTTTGGTGTAGGGACGTCTAACGCTGATGCCTCGACGCTTGCGGGGTATGGTCTCAAAGCAATCAGCAACACACTGAATTCTGCTTTCCCTGTAAATACGTTCTCTTCCAACTACACCGCGGTAGATGCAGATCGAGCCAGTGCTTATGTGTGGACTGCTGGCGCAGGAACGCTGACGCTGCCGGTAGCCACTACGGTTGGCGACGATTGGTACTTCTTGGTTCGCAATGGCGGGACAGGGACGCTGGCGGTTACTCCTCCTGGGGGAACGCAGATCAATGGGTCTGCGAGCCTTGATATGCAGCCTGCAGACTCATGCTTGATTGCATGCTCAGGAACTGCGTACTACACAGTTGGCCTTGGGAAGAGCACGCAGTTTAATTTCACGCAGTTGACGAAGGCCGTGACAACCGGTGCTTACTCGTTGACTGCGGCAGAGGCTTCAAACCCAATCCAGAAGTACACCGGGACTCTTACGGGCAATGTGACAGTCACTTTGCCTCAGACGATTCAGGTCTACTACGTTACTAACCAGACTGATGGAACTGGTTCCGGATATACCATTACCTTTACTACAGGTGTTTCTGGTGGCGGTACAGCCGTTATCCCTGCGGGCCAACAGGTGATCTTGCTGTGCGATTCAGTCAACCTTCTGAACGCTTCAACGATTGCTGCTGGTGCTTCTGTGTTGTCGCTTGATAACGGTAACGTAGGATCTCCCTCGCTGAACTTTGCAAGCGAGACGTCTACTGGTGTGTATCGTCCTGGGTCTGGTGAGATCGGAATGGCTGTTTTGGGGGTCAAGAGATTTGGCCTAACGTCGACTGGATTGACCATCACAGGAGCGGGTATCTTCGCAAGCGGCGTTCAAGGCGGTGCCTTCTGATGACTGCAAAAGTCTTTGCCCTTGACACGAAATCTGGCATCCAGAGGGATGGAACTGTCTTTGACAAGCAGTTCTATAACGATGGGCGTTGGGTTCGTTTCCAGCGCGGAAGACCTCGAAAGATAGCAGGATATAGAGTTATCTCTAGTCAACTAAATGGGCCGTCCAGAGGCATTTGGGTCAATGCTCAGGACAGTTTCAATTACATTTTTAGCGGCTACAGTGATGGCTTGCAACAGCTTGTAATTGACGACAACGGCGTTGGCGCAGGTGTTTCAGATTTCACGCTGAGTAACTTTACCGCGAGTCCTCTGAATCTCTGGCAGTTTGACGGCTTTTACGATGTAGACGGATCTGGGAATGCTTCGTTGGTGGCGCATCCTGGGAGGAACCTAGCGGCAACAGATGCGACGGTAAATACGCCAGTTCTGATTGGAGACATCAATGGGACTACGATGTCTCAGATTGGTGTGTTTACTGACACAGCAACTACGTCCACCGGATTGCCTACAGTGACTTTGGCGGCAACCAATCTGTTGATCGGCGCTGGTCAGACTGTCACTGGAACTGGTATCCCAGACAACACAACTGTTGTTTCTGTCTCTACCACGACTGTCACGCTATCCAACAATGCCACCGCATCGGGGCCTGTGACCTTGACGTTCAACAACAATGTTGAGGTCTCTGGTGGAGTTGTGACTCTGCACCCGTATGTGTTTGTCTACGGGAACAATGGTTTGATTAGGAACTGCTCTGCGGGGAATGCGCAGGATTGGGTATCCGCTGATGCCAATGAAGTTAACGTGGCTACAGGGAAGTTCGTTCAGGGGCTTCCGGTTCGAGGTGGTTCTAACTCTCCGAGTGGTTTGTTTTGGAGCCAAGACAGTCTTATCAAGGTGAGCTACATCGGGGGGCAGGGGACTCCGGCTCAGTATTGGCGATACGACATCGTCTCAAGCCAGTCTTCTATTCTGTCCAGCCAGTCTGCGATTGAGTACGACGGCGTGTACTACTGGTGTGGTGTGGATCGATTCCTTCTGTACAACGGTGTTGTGAAGGAAATCCCCAACGATCTGAATCAGAACTACTTCTTTGACAACCTGAACTACTCTCAACGCCAAAAGGTGTGGGTGACGAAAGTCCCTAGATTTGGAGAGATTTGGTGGTTCTACCCGCGGGGTGACGCCACTGAATGCAACGATGTCATCATCTACAACATCCGCGAGAACACTTGGTATGACGCTGGACAGGCACTAGGTGCCAGAAGGTCTGCGGGGTACTTCTCTCAGGTGTTTGCCTTCCCTGTTGCTGCTGGATGGGATGCTTCAGAAGAAGTTGAGGTCACAACTGCAACAGTAAACGCGACCAATGGAAGTGATCTTCTGCTTCTAGATACTTACAACGTAGACGTCACTCTCGGTCTGATTATTTCGGGCATCAACATAGACAGCGGCGCTACCGTCCAAGCCATTACCTCAAGCAACATCAAGACTCTTGGTGCGATTGTTGGGGGTTCTGGCTATCCAAACGCGACTTACACCAATGTTCCGCTTACAGGTGGTTCTGGTGCTGGAGCGCTGGCGACCATTACGGTTAGCGGTGGATCTGTCACTGCTGTGTCGGTAACTAACCCAGGCGCAGGGTATGAGATTGGCGACTCACTGAGTGCAAGCAACACAATTCTTGTCGTTACTGGGTCTGGTTTTTCTGTTCCTGTCTCTGCTATTTATGCGCAAGGCATTGAGATGTCCTTGGTTGCAACAGGGACAGGATCAAGCACGGCCACGTTCAAGACGGAACCAGACCTCATCAATGTCTACCAGCATGAATTTGGTGTCAATGCTATTGACGGCACGAACGTGACGGCCATTGAGAGCTACTTTGAGACGAATGATCTTGGATGGGTTTCTGGTGGGCCTTCTCAGCCGACAATGGAAGGTGCAAATCGGTGGCTGAGACTTGAGCGTGTTGAGCCAGACTTCATCCAAGAGGGTGATATGTCTCTGATCGTGACTGGTAGGCCTTACGCTCAATCAGAAGATGTTGAGTCTGACCCCTATACGTTTGCCCCGAATACGAACAAAATTGACATGAAGGAACAGCGCCGTGAATTGCGGTTGAAGTTCGTGTCAAATGTGGCTGATGGTGACTATCAGCTAGGCCGAGTCATCCTGAGTGCTGACATTGGTGATGTCCGAGGTTATTGATCCCCTGAAGGAGTAAATCATGGCAAACGCCATTTATCCGAAGTACAAGGAAGTTATCCTTGGTGCCGCCACCAACACCGACCTTCTGTCTGGAACGGTCAAGGTTGCCTTGGTCGATACGGGAACGTACACCTACAACGCGGCGGATCAGTTCCTGACTTCGTTGACTGGTGTTGTGGGCACTGCTCAAACTATTGGTGCCACCAAGACGGTGACCAACGGCGTCTTTGACGGAGCCGATGTGACCTATACCGCTGTGACGGGTAACAGTGTTGAAGCTCTGGTGATCTATGTAGACACTGGAACGGCCGCTACTTCACCGCTGGTGGCGTACATCGATACTGGTGTGACGGGCTTGCCGGTCACGCCCAATGGCGGCAACATAACGGTCACCTGGAACGCATCAGGAATTTTTGCACTTTAAGCCGTGTTAAAACTGTCGTTGACCATAGAATGTAGGCCATGGCTGACAACGTAGGATATACCCCAGGCTCTGGTGCGGTAATCGCTGCCGACGACATCGGCGGCGTACTGCACCAGCGCGTGAAAATTGGTATTGGCGCGGATAATACGGCGGTTGATGTCTCCGACGTAAACCCGATGCCGGTGTCTGACGCAGCAGCGGAGGAAACTCGCCAGAGCATGGCGCTTCTGCTGGTGCGGATGCTGAACTACTTGAATGCCCCGATGGGGTATGACAAGAGTTTGCAGCGCCAGCGCGGCACGGTGCTTGTTGAGTCTGGCACGGTAACCACGGTAACCACGGTAACCACGGTAACCACGGTAGCCAACGTCACATCGCTAAACAACATTGACACCTACAACGCCCGTATGACTGTGCTTGACACTAACCGCACGGCATGGGCGCAGTGTGTACGCGCAAGGATTACCTAAATGGCAAACACATTTAAGAAGGTCATTGACACGCTGGTGTGGCGGCAAGTTCCGCCTATGCCAAACGCCCATGCTGCTGCGGTGTCTGTGTGTAGTGATCTGCGCAATGACGTTTCGCGCAACCCGTTCGTGTACCAGTTGGTATCAGCGGCGATTCTCAACCGCTACAACATCATCACGAAGGGGTCTGCGTTTGCAGTGAACCCCGGTCTTGGCGGCACGTTCGGTGCTGGTGCAGCCACGGCGTTTGTTCCTTCGTTTGGTCTTGTTGGCACGATTGCTGCGGGATCCACAACGACTTCTGTAGTGCTGACCACCGCGCTGCCTACTGCTGTGGGTGTGAACATGCTTGCTAACCGAGGCGGCTCGGGTGAGTATGGCTACAAGCTGCGCATTATTGACAACGCGGCAGGCGGGTCAGGCAAAACTGTTGAACGGTATATCACTGGCAATACCGGGGGCACTACGCCAACGATCACGGTCTTGTCAGCTTTCGGCTTTACGCCCACCACTGGCTCGCGCTACGAAATTGTTGCGGGCCGAGTGGCAATGCTGTCAGCAGGTACGCTTGCTGCAACTTCATGGCGTTCGTTTGAAGTTGCAACGAATACGCTTGCGTCAATGACGCAAACCAACCTCCCCGCAACCATCGGCACGGACTCAAGCCTGATGGTGCTAGATGAGCAGTACGTCCCTTATAACAACTCCCCCGGCGACGGAATGATCAAGGGGGCATTCAACTACGACACTGGAGTTGTTGCTCGTTACGCCCTCACAGCCACAGCCACGGCAGCAGGCACGCTGACGGGTCAGGCCACGTTGGGCGATGCGGTTGTGCTGGCAAATGAGTACCGCAACTTCCAAATCCGGATTGTTGAAGACACAACCAACGTAACGGCGGTGGGGCAGCGGCGGATCATCGCCAGCCACACGGCGGGTCCAAGCCCTGTTTATACGCTCGGCACCAACTGGACGGTGACGCCCTCGGCAACGGCTAAGTACGTTATCGAACTTCCTAATCTGATTCTGCTGCGCTCGTCTGCAACCACCACGGTGTACACCTACAACTACACCGACGCGACCATCAACAACGGCACCAACAACATTGTTGCCAACGCTTGGAGCACAGCGTACTTTGGTGCGGCTCCTGCTGCGAATGCGGCTGGTGGGATGTGGGCACCGTCTTGGGGGATTGAGCCCGACCAAAACAGGTACGGTCGGCAGTCGTTCTGCTACTTCTTCCGAGGCGGCGCGGCAACGCTGGATGTGCTGGACATTGCAGGAGCAATCACGGGCACTTGGACGGGCGCGATTGTTTATGACGGCTCCCCCGGAGCGCTTCCAACCACGGGGTCGGGTGGGTGTTACAGCCCGTTTGACAACGAAGGCCGGATGTTCTACGCAAACCTGTATACAGCCTCGCAGATCAGCCAGATGTATCGGTTTGACGTAGAAAATCGCGTGCTGTCTGCGTTCACTCCGACAGACTTCTTGCAGACAGGCACTGCAGTGGTGGGGAATCGGGTGGCGTGTTATTGCGCCATTGACGGCACGGACACTTACGACACTGTGTTCTTGCAGTCGCATCTTTCCACAATCGCACAAGAATGCGTGGTGCTGGTATGAGCATTGCAGAACTAATTCAACTGGTCAGTTACAAACTGGCAGCGCTGAATTCGGCCCGCGCTTCAGCGATGTCCGTTGGCGACATGAACCAAGTTGTGTCGCTGGATTCGCAGATTGCTCAAACTCAGTTGACGCTGGACCAGCTTAAAACGCTGGCGTAAAGCATGCTGCTCACCCTGCTCCAATCTGCCGGGGCGGGGCCTCCCGCGCAAACCCTCACACAGATTGCGCGGTACGACAACGTCAATACTTTTGACGCAGCGACGGTTGCCGCAAGCAATACGCTGGTTCCGGTACGCTACGACAACAGCAATACCTTCTACACGCCTGTTGTCTCTGCGGTCAGCACTTTAGCGCCGTCTCTTTACACCAATACACAGACCTTCTATTCGGCCACAGTTGCATCCAGCAATACGCTGACGCCTGCGCGGTACGACAACACAAATGCGTTCTATACGCCTGTTGTTGACGCAACCAACACCTTGTCTGCGGCAAGGTACGACAACACCAATCAGTTCTATGCAGCAAATGTTTCTGCGGTTTACAACTTAAGCCCAAGCAGATACGACAACGCACAGACGTTTTACTCGGCGACCATTACACAGACTGGCCCGACGCAGAATCTGTTCCCGGCGCTGTACACGAACACCAATACTTTCTACGCCGCGGTAGTAGTAGCCAGCAATGAGTTGCTGCCTGCAAGGTATGACAACAGTAATGCGTTCTACGCGCCCGTTGTTCTTTCAGAGAACACGTTAGCGCCTGCTCTTTACACCAACACCAACACCTTCTACTCAGCAACAGTTGGGGGCGCATACACCCTTAGTCCGTCGCTGGTCACGAATACTCAGACCTTCTACAGCGCCACGGTTGATGCAGCAAATGCCTTGCTGCCGAGCCTTGTAGTCAACTCGCAGACGTTCTATAGCGCAACAGTCAGTACACAGAATACGCTGCTGCCTGGGCTGTACACGAACACACAGACGTTCTATTCGCCCAGCATCTCGACGGCGAATGAGCTTCTTCCTGCGCTGTTCACGAACGT